GGCTAATTTACTAAATGAAGCTTTGCCTGAAGGATTTAATTATACTGTAGATGGTACTGTAATGACTATAACAGCAAAAGACATAGGTACAGCAGGTAATGACTTTACTATAGACTGTGATTATGTAGGTGGATTAATAGGCAACCTAAGTGGTGGTAGTGATAATCCAGATACTGACTGGGTAAAAGAAAGTGCTACTACAGTTAGTTATACACCTAGAGAGATAATAGTAGAAGATGACTCTACAAGTACAGCATTAAAGACACCTATTAAAGTACAACAGAATGATAGTGTTATATTGGTTAATAGTGATAATACAATTGATGAAGTTTTATTGGGAGAGGTTAGAGTTGGATTATCAAGTACATCATTTATAAACAAACAAAATAATGCAAATGCTGAAAATTACTATGATGTGGATACCAAAACTTTTACATTTCCAAAATATGAAGCAAGCTTTTTTTTAACAGATGAAACCACTAATTATTTACTTCCATCTTATCTTAATGATGTTATTTTTTCTTTCGAAGTTCAGCTGATGTCTGAAGGCAACTCAAATGCACAACCTGCATTTGTAGGTTTTGAGTATATTGATGTTAATGATTCTGATAATAATGAGTTTTTATATGCTGTGATAGGTGGTGGTGGTAATGGTAGTATAACTAGTGAACTAACAAGTACAGACAAGCTACTATATACAGTAGATACATTAAATAATAAACTATATATAGGGAATGATGAAGTAGCTGATATAAGCAATCTTAACAGGATAAACATATATGCTGGATACTCTGATGGTATGGAAGCAATCTGCACAATAAAAAGTGGTAATTATACAGCAGCAATAAATCAATCAGAAGTACCTACTAAAGCATTCTTCAATGATACCTTAAAAGCAAGTATAGCATTAGAAGAAACAGTAAATAGAACATTTTGTAAAGATGTAGTTTTAAGTAAATCAAGTTCAACAACAACAGAGTTTATAGGCACTAATGCAGTTAGTGGCTTATTGAAAACTGGAGATAAAGTATTACTTGATGATATAGAAGTTGTTACCACTGATGTTAATGAGGATACAGGTAGTGTAGATACACACGATATATTTGGTGATGGTAGTTGTGTTGCCACTTATCAACTAGATGAAGATGCTACAGACTTAGGTGGAAATTATGATGGTACAGTAAGTTTATCAGGAGACTATCTATCAGCCAGGTACAATGATGGATTTAATGGGGCTTTTAACACACCTGAAATATCTGATAGTGAAAAGAAGTCTATATCCGTATATGTGTATGTACCAGACCCTACTCCAACTAGTGCTTATATATTTACAATGTATAAAGGGTTCAGATTAACATTAGGCTATAATGGTGATGGTGACTTTGTATGGGAAGCAGGGGGCACGAATGGTAGTACAGATGGTTCAGGAGTTACACTAGGCGCTATTAATCATTTTGTTATCTCTGGTGATGGGGCAGATTCAGAGTACAAATTGTATATCAACAATACACATATTGAGACTATAACAGCTGGTACTACTACCATAGACAGAATAGATACATTAGGTGGCTATAGTGATACTGATAACTCATCCACAAAACCTTGGGATAATTTAATAGACCAAGTAAGAATATTCAACCGTGCATTAACAGCAGATGAAGTAGATGCACTATATAATGAAGAAGCTACTAAATACACAGTAACATTTGATGAACTATCAAAAGCTCCAGAAACAGGAGTTATACCCGATAGAAGCACAACATTAAATACAGTTTCTAAAACATTTGATGGGAATAAGTTTACTAAGACATTTAGTGACCTAGAGAAACAAGGTAGATGCATACAAAGAAAGATAATAGCAGAGAAAGCCGGAACAACAGTATTAGAACCACTACAAACTCAAATGTATAAAGGAGGAGAATAATGCTAGAAGTAAAAAAAATAACAAAGAATAACAGAGTACAAAAACAAACAACTTATATTAAAGAAAAGCTCACTCAAAAAACAGCAGAGAAAAAACAAGCAATTCTTGATATTATCTCTGAAGGAACACAATTATCTCTACTTGGCAAAATAGTCGAACAACTTGGTGATAAAGCAGAATTAGATACACCTGAATTTCACTTAGCAAAGGCTCTTTTTGCTCAAATAAATACAATACTCGAAAAATAAAATCCATATAGGACTTTTCTTCTTTTTATAAATAATATAAAAGGAGGAACTATATGGCACATATTGTAAAAACAAGTTCAAATACGCTCATTAAAAAGAAATCATCAACTGATATTACTCAACAAAGTTTTATAAGTTTTAAGAAAGATGTTCAAGAAAATAGAAATTCAATACAAAGTATAAAAAATCAAACAATCAATACTGACATTGTATATACAGATTCCGAAACAGGCACAAAATACAAAATATATATTAAAGACGGTGAAGTAACCTTAGAGGAGGTAGAATAATGGCAATAGGTGATATAAAAATATTGGGAGATAAATCTTATATTGATGAAAAAGATTTAGAAGGCAAGGTATTTTATGTAAATAGTACAGATATATTAGATGAAATTCCAGAAGGTTACCTTATAGTGACTAAAGATACAAATGATTCTTTTATGATTCAAGATAAATCTAAATTGCAAGCAGGTGATACATATGAGATTCTTAAATCAGCGGGCTCAGAAGCTTTTAAGCAAGTAGGTAGTTCAGGAACTATTAAACCGGACATAGATAATTCAAAACTGGTAATGAATGAAGGAGCGCAGACAGAAATAATTATAAACGATTACAACAGTGTTTTAAGGTATACAATAGAAACAGGAAGTGCCCTTACAGTAACCAGAGATGGTAATAAATTAATAGTTAAATCAGGAACTATTTCCGAAGAAGACTCCCCTTTGGATACATTTTTTAGAATCAATTCAGCTGCTGTTGGAGTAATGCCAAGTGACTGGGTAAATTTTGAAGTACAAATAATTAATGTTCCTATGACAAGTGACCAAATATTAAGTAATGTTGATTTTATAGCTAATGGAATTTTTATTGGTGATACTTATATAGAAAATAAAGTAGAACAAGAAATGGGTTATTGTGCAAGTGGCAGTATAGATTTAGATGCTATGCCTAGTGATGGTAATTACTTAGATTTAAATGGAACCAAGTTTACATTTAGAGATGAACCAGATGCAGATAATGATGTAGCCATAGGAGCTAATGCAACTGAGTGTGTGGCTAATTTACTAAATGAAGCTTTGCCTGAAGGATTTAATTATACTGTAGATGGTACTGTAATGACTATAACAGCAAAAGACATAGGTACAGCAGGTAATGACTTTACTATAGACTGTGATTATGTAAGTGGATTAATAGATACATTAAGTGGTGGTAGTGATACTCCAGATACTGATTGGGTAAAAGAGGGTGCCACTACACTTAGTTATATGCCTAGAGAGATTGGCATCTTTGATACAACTACAAAAGATACATTAGAAACACCTACTGAAATAGTTAAAGATGATAATCTTATTCTTGTAGATAAAGATAACAATATTAATGAAATTGTTGTAGATGAAGTAACAGTTAGTGGTAGTACTGGCATTCACGACATATTTAATGATGGTAGTGCAATAGCTACTTATCAGTTAAATGGCGATGCTACTGATTTAGGTGGTAATTATGATGGAAATTGGAATGGAACCGAAGCATATACTACAGGTAAATTCGGCAAATGTATAGATATTGGAAGTAATGATGACAATTATGTAAATGTTTCAGTACCAACCAATGGACTTACCGAATTATCTATATCTTTTTTGTGTAAATTAAATACTACTGATGCAAGACAAACCTATTATTTAGGAAACTCAAATGACAAATCAGTGTTTGAATTTAATAATACTGATAATAAGTTTTGGGACAATGGTATGAAAAGTGATGATAGTGATAGCCGTGTTTGGAGTGGAGAAAAATTTGATCCAAAACCAAATTTTAATAATTGGGTGCATATTGTACAAATTTATAAATCTGGTGAAAATAAAGTTTTTGCTAATAATGAATTAGTTTGTACATCAAGTGAAACTTATACTGAAATTGGAGCAGATATAGACAAAATAGGTAAAGCTAGTGTAGATGGCGCAACTTATTCTGGAGATGGCTTAATAGACCAAGTCCGTATATTCAACAGAGCATTAACATCAGATGAAGTAGATACACTTTATAGTGAAGAAAGAACTAAATATACAGCAGCAATAAATCAATCAGAAGTACCTACTAAAGCATTCTTCAATGATACCTTAAAAGTAAGTATAGCATTAGAAGAAACAATAAATAGAACATTTTGTAAAGATGTAGTTTTAAGTAAATCAAGTTCAACAACTACTGAGTTTATTAGTATTAATGCAATTAGTGGCTTATTGAAAACTGGAGATAAAGTATTACTTGATGATACAGAGGTTGTTACCACTGATGTTAATGAGGATACAGGTAGTGTAGATACACACGATACATTTGGTGATGGTAGTTGTGTTGCCACTTATCAGTTAAACGGAGATGCTACAGACTTAGGCGGAAATTATGATGGTACAGCCGGTGATAATATAACTTATGATAGCGGTAAGTTTGGGGATGCGGCAGTTTTCAATGGCGATATTATCGCCATTGAAACCATTACATTAAGTAATTTTTCTGTTTCAGCGTGGGTATGTTTTTCAGATGATGAATCTTGCTGGCTAATCAATAATGGTGATGGTAACAATGCTCTACAAGCTTGCCGTATTGATTCCGACGGTAGCTCTAGAATAGACGTCAATACTGATGGGGATGATGGAGATATTGCTACAAGAGACCTTAGTGATGGTGCATTTCACCACGTAGTGTTTATTAAAGATGGTAGTAATGGTAGTGTGTATGTTGACAATTCCAAATATAGCTATGACGATAATTCGTTGAGCACTAAAGATATGAGTATGAAGCAATTTTGTCGTGGGGATTTTAAGGGTCAAATAGACCAAGTAAGAATATTCAACAAAGCACTTACATCAGATGAAGTAGACACACTTTATAATGAATATATCCTTAAATACACTCTAACTTATGATGAGTTATCTCAAGCTCCAGAAACTTGTGTAATACCTGATAGAAGCACAACACTAAATACAGTTTCTAAAACATTTGATGGAGATAAGTTCACTAAGACATTTGGTGACCTAGAGAAACAAGGTAGATGTATACAAAGAAAGGTAACAAAAGAGGCAACTACTACATTACTGCCACCATTTACAACAGACTTATATAAAGGAGAAGAATAATGCTAAAATATAAAAAAGAAACAAAAGGAATACTTATCACAAGTACTCCTATTTATACAGAAGAACAAAAAATAGGCAAAAAAGCAATTAGAGAGGAAGCTGTTACTAAATTGACTGTTCAAATTGAATCAGGAAAATCTTTTGATGCCAATAAAGAAGCAAGAATTAACATTATTAGTGCTATTTTATCATCTGAGTTTTTAGATGTGACAGAAACTCCTTGGAAGCTTTCTAATAATACAATAGCAACAGTAACATTAGACGAACTAAAAGAGGCAAATGCACTAGCACTTGCTAAATTTGGAAATACAATAGGTATTTAATAACTTTCTATTTTAGTGTTTTTTATATACTATTATATAAAAATACGAACAAATATAAAAGGATATAGATGCGTTGTATAAAAGTTAAAGAATTACTTATACACTATATCCCAGTAATGAATAGAAGAAAGATGCTAAAATCAGTGCAAGAAAATCTTAAAAATAATATTATATAAATATTTGTGTAAACATACTAAATGAAGCATTAAGACTGGCTAGGATAGAATAGCACCAAACCAGTATAAAAAATTAATGACTGTGAAGTTCTTATATCACTATAGAAATTGTTCTATAGAAGTTATTAAGAAGCAGTAAATAAGGATAGTATAGATTTATATTACTTTGCTATTATTAAAATATATCTAATGAATATATTGGTTTAAAATTGAGATATGAGTATCCGTGAGGACCTCTCAAAAAGTCTCGACAAATAAAATTAGGAGAAATAAATGGCATATAATCGCAAACCGAATTACCATTTTAGGGATAAAAACCAAACTGGTATAGATAAGATTCCTCTTGGAAGAATGATAATAGTAGAAGACTATGACGGTGAAGTAAAAACTTTTCTTAAAAAGTCAAATACAGGCATTGATTCAAGCACCACAATAGAAAATTTTGCAAAATCACAAGATAAGAACCATTCAGAATTAGTGGAATATCAAAAAATTCAAGGTGCAATAGGTAATATTAATAATCCATTATTGGATTTACCACTAAATAACTCATTAGCTATGAAACAAGGTGTTGGTAGTGTTACATTTAGTAGAACTACTAAGGCTACATATATAGATAGGTACGGAGTGTTACAAACAGCTGATATAGATGAACCTAGATTTGAGAAAGATGGATTATTGATTGAGGGCGCAAGTACAAATTTACTTACATATAGCGAAGAGTTCGATAATGATGTTTGGACTAAGACACAATGTACTGTTACTGCAAATGATACTGTTGCTCCAGATGGCACTAATACAGCAGATAAGTTATCATCATCAAGTAATGATGATAATGATACTTTAATAAGTCAAACTTATTCAACTGATGTTGTGGAGGATGACGTTTATGCTGTATCTGTATTTGTAAAGAAAGGTAATACTGACAAGATAACCTTAAGTGCTTACTTTAAGGGTGAAAATGAATATAACTATGATTTCACATTTTCTACTGAAACTGCATCCAACTCTAATATGAAAGTGCAGAAATTAGATAATGGTTGGTATAGATTATCTTATAAAATAATTGCCACTGAAGATAGTGATGATGCCTATGTAGCAGCAAGAATTTGGGGTATAGGCAGAGGTGTAGATGGAACTACTGATGATCATAACTATGTATGGGGATTTCAATTAGAAAAACTGCCATTCGCTACAAGTTATATACCAACAACAGATAGTGCTGTAACTAGAGGAAATGATTTATGTGAGGTTACTGCTAAAGATAATATTCCTATAATAAATGAGGGCTTTACATTTTTAATGACTTATACAAGTAATAGTTTCATACCTGAAAAACATCTAATTGATTTTGGAAGTGCCGATAGAGCAGGTTTCATCCAACAATATGGAGATGCTGGCTTTACTTATTGGAATGGAAGCACTGACTTAACTAATAAAAAAAGTGATATGGTTTTAAATTCTGAACTTATAGGAAGAACAGCAAGAATGGGAATGGTTGTTATAAATAAATTACCTTATTGTATTGATGATGGGATAATTATTGATAATTCTTTAACTAGAGAGGCATCAATTAGTGTGCCAACTACTATTAAATTTGGTGGTGGTAATCATACTAACTTTGGGTATATTAAAAACTTTAAGATATGGGACAAAGCACTTACAGCAACGGAGGTAGCACTTGCATAGTTTTAACCAAGAAGCAGAAGATAGATTAATAAGATATTTAAAAGGAGTATATGATGTTAAACGATAAAATAATATATTGCAACGATTTAGATGCATTAAAAGCGAAGTTAAAAGAAGATGGGTTTTATGATGAAGAAAGTAAAACTTACACAGTTAATCACGCTCTAACACCACTGCAATATAAAGATAATACATCACTTAGTTATTGTAGAGGATTTAGTTTAGATTTAGAAGAGTACACAATGCTTGAGAACTTAGGGACATATGAGAGTATTGTACTTGATGAAAATAGTGATAAGTTAGATAAGTATAAGAGTGTATATGATTATGAAAAAGTAATCGAGTATACAGATGAAGAGGGCAATACACAAAGTTATACTAGACCCTTTAAAATAGGAGGATTTGCATAATGGCAACAATAGTACAGAGTAATGATGAATTGAATAAAGGTAATTTACCTTTCAAAGTAGCTGATGCTACTAATGATGATGAAGCAGTTAATTTGCTACAAGCAAAAAATGGAGAATTATTCCAAATTGGTGTTGGGCAGACTTGGCAAAATGTTAGTGATGATAGAGATCCAGATGTTACTTACACTAACACTACGGGTAAACCAATCTTAGTGGCTATGGGAGGTTATGGAAATGATTCAGATAGAAAGGCCTACATTGATGATGTAGAGCATTTTATCTATAGTAGTGGTAGTATTCAGCAAACCGCATTATTGCTTGTACCCGCAGGTAGCACATATAAGAGAGACTCTTTAGACACAAGAACTATGTGGTTGGAATTAAGATAAAATGATAAATATGAAATATTATAAAGATGCAAACAATAGTCCATTTGAATTTGAAGATAATGCAACTGATGAAATAATCACTAAAGTAGAAGCTACGCATAATACTATTTTGACAAAAATCACTAAAGAAGAGTTTAATATTATAAAAGCTCCTACATTTAAGCAATTACAATCAAAGAAGCTGTCTGAAATTAAGTCTTCATATTTACAAGCTAATCAACAAGATATAGCTTATATGGATACTACATTTCAAGCAGATAATGAGAGCCAGTCATTAATAGTATCTGTACTCAGTGCAGGAAGTGTACCAGATGGGTTCTTTTGGCTAGACACAACAAATAACCAAGTAAGTATGACTTATGAAGACTTGCAGGGTTTAAGCTTAGCAATACTAGCTAAAGGTCAAATTAACTTTGTTAAGTACCAAGACTTAAAGAAACAAGTGAAAGATGCCACTACTCAAGACGATTTAGACGGTATTGTATGGTAGTGATATGAATAAACAAGAATATATTAAAAAGTTTGAAAATGATACTAAAAAAGAAGCAGAATTATGCGGCTGCTTCTTGTTCTTGACCAGCTAGGGAATGTAGTATTTTTCAATGGCTCGCAAGATGAAACTATTAGTTCACATATAGGCAGAACAGGAAGGCCAAAGGTTCTGGTAGATTTAGTTTTGTATAAAGATGTAATTAGATTACCACAAAATAATCGTACTTAATAGTAATACTGCATGTAATAACTTCATCTTCAGATGTTGTATTATATGCAAGGTCATCAATGCTTTCAATCATACAATTTATAAATTCTAGTTTTAATATTTTATTAGAATTATCATCGTGAATTTCAAGATAACTATATTTTTCTATTTGTTTACCTAATTCATTTTCAGGATTTCTCATTTCAAGTATTTTATTCATTATTTCCTTCCAAACAACCAAATCTTCATCTATTATCAAATTCAAAGTCAAATCATTAAATGTTAATGTATCTCCTTGAATATTCCCCATTACAGACCTTGCACTCGTTTGAATATGACTAAATGATACTCCTGGGAGATTAACCTCTTGTATTGCGTATGATGTTTCCTCTTCATTGAAAAGATTTGTTTGAAAAAAGAAATTGCTATTATGACTAAATGATCTCATGTTTCCCATCGTGTTCTCCTTTTTATGTTATTTATAAAAATTAAGAATTTTTTTGTTATAATGTTTCTATATAGATTTTAGGAGTAATAATATAAATGTCATTAGAAAAATTAGATAAAAAAACATCAATAAGACAACATGTCAATGAAAGTGACATAAGGTTTGAATTATATCATATGAAATATGCCAATCAACTTAAAAGCATTAAAACAATGAGTACACAGGAGATTCAAGAAAAATGGGATTATGATAATCAAAAAAAGATTAACAGATTTACAAAAGACCTTCAAAAACCAGAATATCAAGATAGTGTATCTCAACAAGCTTTAAAAGCAAATATAGAATATCTCAAAAATCTTCCTGCCCCAATATCAGAAGATATGATTCAAGAGAATTTTTCTTTACAGAAAGAGGCCTACATAACAGACCTAGAAAACAGATATAAAGATAAAAGTCAGCCTTTTGAAGCGCAACAAAAAATAAAAGAAAGTCTGAATTATATTAATGATTTAGAGTTAAAAATAGACCCGTCAAAAGAAAGATTCGGAACAATGTTACTGTTAATGATAAAAAATATTAGGACAATGCCAAGTTTCTCAGGATATAGTGAAAATTGGGCTACAGATTTTTATAGTAATGCCATTGAAAAAATACTCCTTTATCTTGATAATTTTGATGTGAACCTTTTATCGAAAAGGACAGGAGAAAAATCAAAGGCTTTTGCTTATGTAACGCAAATTTGTTTTAATGCTTTTATTAATATTATTAATATCAGGAAGGCAGAAGGGGAATTTCTAAAGGATACCATTTCCTATGAGACACATAATTTTGATGGTGTAAAAAACATGCTTATTCAAGAAATAAAAGATACAGATCTATCTAATGAAGATAATAATAAAATTAATATAAATTCTATATATAAAATAAAAATAAACAAAAAAAATAATCCAGAAGAAATAAAAGAAAAAATTTCTAAAGGATATGAAATGATAGAAAATATCAATGAATCCCTGAATAATAATAGAGCAATAAAGCAAGAAATTGAGTATATCAAAAAAAATACTTCAGAAAATGATAAAAATAAAGATTATTACAATTACTTAGAGGATTTGAAAAAGGAATTCATTGACATAGCAGAAAATGTAGAAAAAACAATATTATACATTCAAGTATCAGATAAAAGTATTATAACAGAAATATCAAAATTATTAAATGACATTAAGAATAAAGATAATAGCATTAATCTTATTGTCAGCCCCAAAACACCAAAAGAATTATTTTTAGAGTCACAGAAATTAAAAGAAACAAAAAATAACAAAAAGAAATCAGTAAATGGATATGACTACGAAACAGGTTTAACAAAAAAAGAGCAGGATTCATTATTAAAACTAGAAGCTGACATAATGGAAGAAAATGAATTTAACAATGAGTGGTAAGGAAAGGAGACTGAATGAGAGAATTAGATAGTAATATTATAATCATAGGAGATATTCATTTTGGCCTCAAACGATTCTCCATTACAGTATTGAAGGATCAAATTAAAGTATTTACAGAACAAATAATACCTTATATGAAAGAAAATAATATAAAACAAATATTTCAATTAGGTGACATTTTTGATAATAGAATGATAGCAGATATAGTATGGTTTGAAACACTAAAAAGAGAGTTTTTCGATGTATTAAGAAATGAAAACATAGAATTGTTTACATTAAAAGGTAATCACGATATTGCTTTAAGAGAGAGTTTAGATATAGCTCTGATAGATACAGTTTCGGATATTTATGATAATGTCCATGTATTCGGTGAGAGAGAATATATAAAAATCGGCGAGATGAATGTATATGTAGTGCCGTGGATAACAAAAGGACAAAAATTAAAGAAAAATGAACTAAAAGATCAGGATTACGTCCTTGGGCATTTTGAGGTTAGAAATTTTGCTATGGTTCCTGGTGTCATAGATGTATCATCAGAATTAACCGAAGCATTTTTCCAAGAAAACGAAAGACTCAAAGGAGTATTCAGTGGGCATTATCATCTTAGGAATATAAAAGGTTTTCTTAAATATTTAGGAAGTTTGCATCAATTAAATTGGTCAGATTATAATGATATGAAAGGATTTTATCATTTTGATGGATTTTCATTAGATTATATCCCAAATGAGTCATCCAAAAAATTCATTAAGGTTAAATATGATGATTCCAACATAAAAGATAATAAAACTATTGAGGTCAAAGGCCTAAAGTCTTATTCATTATACCTAAACCCTGAGGAATTTGAAGATTTACTTCCCATACTCAAAAAACATGAGATTAAGACATTCATCAACAAACATAAAGATGATTCCTATGAAGAGGTTCTATACAAGATGAAAAAAGCAGACCTTAAAACATCAATTGTAAATAACCAAGAATTAAGTGAGATTATAGGCACAGATTACATTGTTGATGCAGATGCTATTGACCAAAAAGATACAAAATCTTTGATTATAGATACCGTGAAAGAAAATAGAGAGGATTTACTTCCTTTACTAAATGAATTACTGGCAGAAGTGCAAACAGATAACATAGAAGGATAATATATGAACGACAAAAAATATAAAGATTATATACAAGAAATGGCTCATGAGACAGGTATAAGCTCATCAAAGAGCAGAAAAAGTGATTGGGATAAA